TGAGAATTTTGGCGGAGTCGGTGGCAGGACTGCCATTGCACGTTTACCGTTATGACAAGGACGGCGGCAAGGTGCGCACGGCAAGCCATCCGCTCTACCGGCTATTGCATGACGAGCCAAACCCCGAAATGACATCCTTCGTATTCAGGGAAACGCTGATGGCGCACCTACTCCTTTGGGGAAACGCCTACGCACAGATTGTCCGTGATGGTCGCGGCTACCCAGTGGCTTTATATCCGTTGCTCCCAAACAAGATGGAAGTTAGCCGCTCCAAAAGCGGTGAATTGCTCTACACCTACAACCGAGACGCTGACGAAAGTGGCGGCAAGCCGCAATCGGGCGTGTTCACCATGCGCCGCGAGGACGTGCTTCACATACCGGGGCTTGGCTTTGACGGGCTTATCGGATATAGCCCGATAGCGATGGCGAAAAACGCAATCGGCATGGCTCTTGCCACGGAGGATTACGGAGCGGCGTTCTTTGCCAACGGCGCTAACCCCGGCGGCGTGTTGGAACATCCCGGTGTTATAAAACCCGACCAAGCAGACCGTTTGCGTGAAAGCTGGCGGTCGCAGTTCGGCGGCACGAACGCCCACAAGGTGGCGGTTCTGGAGGAAGGACTCAAGTTCAAGCAGATGTCCATACCTCCCGAACAGGCGCAGTTCCTTGAAACCCGGAAGTTTCAGATAAACGAAATCGCACGAATATTCCGAGTGCCTCCGCATATGGTTGGCGACCTTGAAAAAAGCAGCTTCTCCAACATTGAGCAGCAGTCCTTGGAGTTTGTGAAATACACGCTTGACCCTTGGCTTGTGCGGTGGGAGCAGTCGATATCACAGGCTCTGCTGCTCCCAAGCGAGAAAATGACCGTGTTTATCAAGTTCAACCTCGACGGTCTTTTGCGTGGCGATTACCAGAGCCGGATGCAAGGCTACAGCGTGGGTATTCAAAACGGCTTCTTCTCGGTCAATGATGTCAGGGGTTTAGAAGACTTGAACCTGCTGACAGACGAGGAAGGCGGCAACCTGCACGTCCTAAACGGCAACATGGTCAAACTCGCCGATGTGGGTGCGGCTTACAAAAACAAAGAAAGGACGGACACTTCATGAAAACAAAAAAGTTCTGGAACTGGGTGTGTAATGAAACCACAGGCGAACGCTCCCTCTACCTCAACGGAGTAATTTCGGAGGACACTTGGTGGGGAGATGAAATAACGCCCGCCATGTTCCGCTCGGAATTATTCGCTGACGAAGGCAATGTCACCATTTGGCTCAACTCTCCCGGCGGCGACTGCATTGCCGCTTCGCAGATTTACGCAATGCTGATGGATTACAAAGGCGACATTACTGTCAAGGTTGACGGCATAGCGGCTTCGGCGGCAAGCGTTATCGCAATGGCGGGTACGAAAGTCCTCATGGCTCCCACCGCTTTGATGATGATTCACAATCCGCTGACCATCGCCATCGGCGACAGCGAGGAAATGCAAAAGGCTATGGATATGCTTGGCGAGGTCAAAGAATCCATCATCAACGCCTACGAAATCAAGACCAACCAGTCAAGGGTGAAAATTTCACACTGGATGGACGCAGAAACGTGGATGAACGCAAACAAGGCGATTGAACTGGGCTTTGCCGATGGTGTATTGGAAGATGAAAAACTCGCCAAGACTACCGAAACCTACGCTTTTTCAAGGCGAGCTGTCACCAACTCCCTGCTTGATAAAGTCAAACCAAAAGCAGCACCCGAACAACCTAAAGGTATCCCTGTGGAGTCGCTGGAAAAGCGGCTCTCTTTAATTTCACACTAAAAAATGGAGGTAATTGACAATGAGTAAAATCCTTGAACTGCGCGAGAAGCGCAACAAAATCTGGAACACCGCCAAGGAGTTCCTCGACCAGAAGCGCGGCGAAAACGGTCTTGTTCCCGCTGAAGCCGCCGCCGAGTACGAAAAGATGGAAACTGACATGGTGGCGCTTGGCAAGGAAATCGAGCGTCTGGAACGTCAGGCGGCTTATGACATTGAAATGGGCAAGCCCACATCCGCTCCCATCACGAACGCTCCGACGAAACCCGATGTCCCCAAGACAGGCAGGGCAAGCGACGAGTACAAGGCAGATTTCGGAAACATCCTGCGCGGCAAGCAGCCGATTAACAACGTGCTGAGTACGTCTCCCGACACGGACGGCGGCTACCTCGTGCCGCTTGAGTTCGAGCGCCAAATCGTTATGGGTTTGCAGGAAGCCAACGTGGTGCGCTCCATCGCCAAGACCATCAGCACATCCGCAGAGCGTAAAATCCCCATTGCGGCTACGCATTCCACCGCAAGATGGACGCTTGAAAACGCCGCCATCATCGAAAGCAATCCGACCTTCGAGCAAAAAACCATCGACGCATTCAAGCTGACCGACCTTATCAAAGTCAGCGTGGAACTGTTGCAGGATTCCATGTTCGACCTCGAAAGCTACATCGCCGCAGAGTTTGCCAGAGCCTTTGGTGTAGCCGAAGAGGAAGCCTTCTGCGTCGGCACCGGCACAGGACAGCCGACTGGTATCTTCACTGCGAGTGGCGGCGATGTCGGCGTGACCGCAAAAAGCGCGACCGCCGTCGGTGTTGACGACCTGATTGACCTCATCTATGCGCTGAAAAGCCCGTACCGCAGAAATGCAAAATTCCTGATGAGGGATGTGACCGTGTCCGCGCTTCGCAAGCTGAAGGACAACAACGGCCAGTATCTCTGGCAGCCGTCCGTGCAGGCGGGCGAACCCGACAGGCTTTTGGGCTACCCGATTTATACAAGCCCTTACGCTCCTGCGGTGGCGGCTGGTGCGCTGCCTATCGCTTTCGGAGACTTCTCCAATTACTGGATTGCCGACCGTATGGGACGCACGGTGCAAAGGCTTAACGAACTCTATGCAGGAAACGGTCAGGTAGGCTTCATTTCCACACAGCGTGTGGACGGAAAAGTCATTCTTTCGGAAGGTATCCAGCTTCTCAAGATGGGTGCGGGTTCTTAATTTTACGAAGGGAGGCGGACGGCATGACGCCAACGGAATTATTACCACTGGTCAAAGAAAACCTGATTCTCGCCCACGGCGAGGACGACGCGCTTCTCCTGCGGGTGATTGCCGCCGCCTTGGATTATGCCGAAAGCTATCAGCACGTCCCAAACGGTCATTACGCCGAAAACCCCATGCCGCCTATGACAGAACAAGCCGTGATTATGCTGTCGTCCCATCTGTATGAAAGTCGGGACGGCAGCACGGGCGGCTTCTTTGCCGACAGCGCGGCGGCGGGACAACTGGCGCGGGAAACCATCAACACACTTTTGCGCCTTGAACGGAGGTGGGGTGTATGAGCCTTGGCAAGATGAACAGCTTCATCGATATCGTCTCAACCGTACCCGTAACCAAAGACAGCGAGGGGTTCGCCACTAAAGGCGAAACCATACTCGCTTCCGTCCGGGCATATAAAGAAGAACGGCGAGGCACGGAGAAATGGGCAAACATGACGGCATTTTCCGAAGCAAGCGTGTTGTTTAGATTCAGGAATATACCCGGCGTTACCGTTAGCGAGTCGCTGACTATAATCTGCGAGGGCAAGCGATTCCGCATAATCGACGCGCAGTACGGTCGAGGGCATGGTATGTATGTCGAGTGCCTATGCTCGATGTTGGAAGGGAGCGTGTCGTAATGGCAAAAGTCGAAATCAAGATGCCGGAGGAGTTTCTGTTGAAACTGTCAAAACTCGGCGACCAAACCGACACGATTATCCCAAAGGTGCTGGAAGCGGGTGGCGAGGTGGTGCTTAACAAAGTTAAAAGCAACCTCTCTTCAGTGGTCGGCAAAGGCACGAAAGTAAAATCACGTTCCACAGGCGAACTGGAGAGTTCCCTTGGACTGTCTCCCGCCAAGCAAAAGCGTGACGGTTCGGGATGGGATGTAAAAGTCGGCTTTGCCGAGCCGAGGTCTGGCGGCGGCTCTAACGCCAAAATCGCCAACATTTTAGAATATGGCCGGCACGGACAGCCGCCGCGACCGTTCCTCAAGCCCGCAAAGTCGGCAAGCAAGAATGCCGCCATTGGAGCGATGAAAGCAAAGCTGCAGGAGGAGGTCGATTCCATATGAGCGTTTTAGCGGAACTGAATACCCTTTTATCGCCCGTCCTCCCTGTGGAGACGGGCGTTTTCAGCGACATTGCACCTGACGAGTATATCGTCCTCACTCCAATGACGGATGATTTTGCCCTGTTCGCTGATAACAAGCCGCAGATGGACGTGTCGGAGGTGCGGATATCGCTGTTTTCCAAAGGCAACTACCTGAAACGGAAACGACAGATTACATCGCTCCTGCTCGGAGAGGAGTTTACCGTCACCGACCGCCGCTATATCGGGCATGAAAATGAAACAGGCTACCACAATTACGCCATTGACGTGGCAAAACATTATGAGATACCGGAAGATACCGGCGGCTCGTAAGAGCCGTTTTTGCGAAGCAAAAATAATGAAAATGGAGGAATAGCAAATGGCTACAATCGGTCTTGATAAGTTGTACTACGCAACTATAACCGAAGCACCGACCACAGGCGAGGAAACCTATGGCACACCCGTAATGCTTGCCAAGGCAATCAGCGCGGAACTCTCCATCGACCTTGCGGAAGCGACACTTTATGCCGACGACGGCGCATCCGAGGTCGTTAAGGAATTCAAGAACGGCAAGCTGACCCTTGGCGTGGACGGCATCGGCCGTGCGGTCGCCGCTGTGCTGACAGGCGCGAAGATTGACGAAAATGGAGTCCTTATCTCAGCTTCCGAGGACGGCGGCGCGCCTGTCGCCATCGGGTTCAGGGCAAAAAAGTCCAACGGACACTACAAATATTTCTGGTTCTACCGTGTGAAGTTCGGTGTTCCCAGCACCAACCTTGCCACCAAAGGCGACAGCATAACCTTTTCCACTCCGTCCATTGAGGGAACGGTCATGCGCCGCAATAAGGTGGATAGCCACGGCAACCACCCGTGGAAAGCGGAAGCCGACCAAGACGACACGGATATGTCCGCAACGGTTATCAGCGGTTGGTACACAAGCGTGTATGAACCGATGTTTACCCCAGTGGGTTAAGGAGGGCTGACTGATGGATAACGAGAGAAGCGCAATCATCACAATCGGCGGCGAGGACTACACCCTTGTGTTGACCACCCGCGCCACAAAAGCAATCGCTAAACGCTACGGCGGCTTGGATAACCTTGGGGAGAAGCTGCTCAAAGCGGAGAACTTTGAACTTGCCCTCGATGAGATAATCTGGCTCATCACACTTTTGGCGAACCAGTCGATTCTGGTCTACAACCTGAAAAACAAGGATAAGCCCAAGGACACGCTCTCCGAGGAGGATGTGGAACTGCTGACCACGCCGCTTGAACTGGCTACCTACAAAGCGGCAATCACGGAAGCGATGTTCAAAGGCACGGCAAGGAACATCGAAAGCGAGGACGGCGACTTAAAAAACGCCGAGGTCGGGTAAGCGACGAGGAGTTGTTTACCCGGCTTTTGTATTACGGAACCGTGCATTTAAACCGCACCGAGGATGAAACGTGGCTTACGCCTTTTGGTCTGCTTATGGATTTATGGGAGTGCCACAGGCAGTTCCTCGGAATGGCAAAGGCGAAACAGGAACTATTTATAGAGGATATTATTCCCGCCGGATTAAACTGATTGGAGGTGTCGCGGCATGGCTGATAATTTTGGCTTGAAGATTGGCGTCGAGGGCGAGAAGGAATTCAAAAACGCCCTCCGCGACATCAACCAGTCTTTTAAGGTGTTAGGCTCGGAAATGAAACTTGTCGCTTCCGAGTTTGAGAAAAACGACAAGAGCATGGCGGCAATTACATCCCGCAACGAAGTTTTGAATAAAGCGATTGACGCTCAAAAGGATAAAATATCCACGCTCGAAGCGGCTCTGCGGAACGCCGCCGAGAGTTTCGGCGAAAACGACAAAAGGACACAGCAGTGGCAGATACAGCTTAACAACGCCAACGCCGAACTCAACAATATGGAACGCGAACTCTCCGACAACGAAAAAGCCCTTGACAACATGGGCGACGAAACGGACGACGCTGCGGAGTCAACCGACAACCTCGGCGATGAACTGAAAGACACAGGCAATGAAGCCGAAAAGTCCGGCGGGAAGTTCGAGAAGCTGGGCGGCGTACTCAAAGGCATAGGCGCGGCGATGGGCGCGGTCGCTGTAGCTGCGGGCGCGGCGGCAATCAAACTCGGCAAGGAAGTCATATCGGCTTACGCCGATTACGAACAGCTTGTAGGCGGCGTGGATACGCTGTTTGCCGACGCTTCACAGACTGTACAGAACTACGCCGCCAACGCATTCAAAACGGCCGGAATGTCCGCAAACGAATACATGGAAACCGTCACAGGCTTTTCCGCAAGCCTTATCCAGTCGCTCGGCGGCGACACGGCGAAAGCCGCAGAAATCGCTGATATGGCGATAACGGACATGGCTGACAATGCCAACAAAATGGGTACGGACTTATCCTCAATCCAGACTGCCTATCAAGGTTTCGCCAAACAAAATTACACGATGCTCGACAACTTGAAACTCGGCTATGGCGGTACAAAAGCCGAGATGGAGCGGCTTTTAGCGGATGCGGAAAAAATATCGGGCATAAAGTACGACCTGTCCTCATTTGCAGATTTAACCGAGGCGATTCACGTCATCCAGACCGAAATGGGTATCACAGGCACGACCGCAAAGGAAGCTACTGAAACAATCAGCGGTTCAATGGCGGGTATGCAGTCCGCTATCCAAAACCTTATGGCGGGGCTTGGCAACGCCGATGCCGACATCAGTATGCTCATAGGGAACGTAGTCGAAGGTTTTCAAAATGTCGTAAAGAATATCGCTCCTGTCATAGAGAATATAGCAAATGCCCTGCCCGAAGCCTGCGGCGCGATGATTTCAGCGATTGGGGAGTTGCTGCCGACCTTGCTCAATACCGTAGTGAACCTTTTCTCTCAGGTGCTGAACACACTGCTTACGCTCCTGCCCGAATTGATACCCGCCGCCGTGGATGCCGTCATGACAATCGTCGGTGCGTTAATCGATAACTTGCCGCTTCTAATAGATGCGGCGGTTCAGCTTATCACAGCTTTGGTGGAGGGTATCGGGAACGCTCTGCCACAATTGATACCCGCTGCTGTAACTGCGGTAATGACCATAGTGCAAGGGCTGATTGACAACTTGCCGATGATACTGGACGCCGCCCTGCAACTTGTCCTCGGACTGACACAGGGCATTTTGGATGCACTTCCGCAACTGATAGCCGCTCTGCCCGCGATTATCCTTGGCATTGTGGACTTTATCATCGGAGCGATTCCGCAGATTATCGACGCGGGGATTCAGCTTCTTGTGTCGTTGGTGGAGGCTCTGCCGGAAATCATCACGGCGATAGTTGCTGCGATTCCCCAAATCATCGAAGGGCTGATTAAGGCGATACTCGGCTCTATCCCACAGCTTATTGACGCAGGGATAAAACTGCTTGTGGCGTTGAT